AAGCCAAAACAATAAATATTAGTGCGTAAAACGCTGGTGCAAGCGCCATCCCTGTGAGGATTGCCAGAGCTATTTCTTTTCGCTCCTGCTTCTTGATGTCTGAGTTTCTGGTGGCTTGGTTCATTCTACGCTCCGCCTAATGGTAGTGTGCAGCCGTTGCGATTAATCCAAGGGCGATCTATTACCTCTTTTGTCTCCAGAACTTCCAGACCAAACATTCCACCAAAGTATAAGCTGGAGTCGATCTTCTTGGCCGCATTCATAGCCTTTCTTTTTGTGTCAGCTTCAACGCGTAATCTGATGTAAGGTTTTGATTCGGGGTAATCGCCATACCCATGCTCACCTGTGTTGCTGCTAACGTGCTTCTGGCCTATTACGAAAAATGTAGTCATTTTGTTTCTCCGATTGGGAAGGGCTTCATGCCCGTTCCATGTGAAACATATTATCAGAATCACCCTCTTAGTAAAGCATTATGTTTACTTTTATCACCTTTTTACATACATTGTACATTATTTAATCAATTTCTTTTCAATAGTCTGTTCTCAACTATGACGGCCTCATCTGCCCACGACCTGTCTGTTGCTTTTTCAATAAAAGTTCCATTTGATTTAGGTTTGTGGCGCTCATGAAATAAGCCTTGCCAGTTGTTGAAAATCGAGTCATCAATAATCGCATTTACATCGTAGCCCTCACCATGCCATTTGGTCAGTTTTTTCATTGCCAGTTTTTCGGCATATTCAGACAATGGTTTTTTCATGTCTTGGCTTCGCATGCGTTTAAATTCTTCCCACGCATCCTGGTCAACGAAGCTAGGAAGCAAATCAAATATTGGTGTTTTCATTATTCACTCCCGTGAAATTTGAGCATAGTTATCTTTTTGAACCTTTGGGACACCCCTGTAGTTCATTGATATTCATTGAGCCTGTACTCATGATTGCCAATTGGCAGAACGATCAGCATTCCATGCAATGCTCGTCAGAATCCCCTTGTGTCCACTTAACCTGCTTTATCCATCTGACATTGGCTGTCAATGGCGGTCGGTTCAGACCCGGACAATCATGATTCACGCAAGTTTACCGCCCTGCCGTTGGTTTACCCGTCAGGCGGTCAGTGGTAGCAGATATTGTGGCGATTGAGAGTATGCAACACTATATGTTGCGTTTTGATACGAAATTCAGGATAATCCGGTTTGTCGGGTTCTGATTTCTTTTGTTTGTTCTCAATCGGATTCAGGTATCTGTCAATACCACCGACAACCCAATTATTATTCATTTCTCCCTAGAAGTAAAGTAGTGCCTCAAGCCGGTATCTTGGACTTACTCCCACCAAGCCACCGGCTTTGTTTTGCCTGCTTGTCCTGGTTATTCTGGCTGTCCTGCTCACAGTGTGGCCAGCCAAAAATTAAATCTGATAATGCTTTACATATTTAAACTTTTAGGATTATAATTGTAATTCTTTTCAATAACGGGAGTATCGAAATGAGCAGCAATCCTTTTCACAGTGCCGTCTGGCGCAATCTTTCAGAAATTAACGTAAGCGAGCATATCGAAAAAAAAGGGGGTTTGTCCTTCCTTTCCTGGAGTTGGGCCTGGTCAACTTTGATGGATATCTATCCGTGCAGTCATTTTGAGTACGGCGAACCTACCATCTATCCCGATGGCTCAGTGGAAATGCATTGCACTGTCACTGTTGTCTGCTCTACCGACTCTGAAAAATCAGTATCGCGATCAATGTGGCTACCTGTAATGAACTACTCGAACCAATCAATTCTCAACCCCAATTCCAGAGACATAAGCGACACCAAGATGAGATGCTTGGTCAAATGCATTGCGCTTCACGGCCTTGGGCTGTACATCTATAGCGGAGAGGATTTGCCAGTGATTGAAGCGGCTGAACTCAAAAAGCCTCTTACTGAAGACCAAGTGGACAATCTGACCCAACTGCTTGATTCAAGCGAAAGTGACTATGACCAGTTTTTGCGGCATTTCAAAATCAACTCACTCTCCGAAATGACTTCTGGTCAGTATGCCAACGCAATAAGCATTCTTGATCAAAAGATGCGGAAGCTGGTAGCAGAAATTCTGGAGAACACCAATGCGAGTGACTGAATTTGAACAGCGAACCGAAGGCTGGTTTCAGGCAAGGCTTGGAAAGCCAAGCGCATCCAGCTTTCACAAACTGATTACTCCAACAGGCAAGCCATCGGCTTCTGCTATGAGCTATGTGGATGAACTGGTTGCCGAGAAAATTACGGGAAAGCAGGCCAATGTATTTGTGTCAGAAGCCATGCAGCGTGGCGCTGATATGGAACCAGAGGCAATGAAAACTTACAAATTGATTAGAGATTCTGACGATGTGTACGATATTGGATTCTGCCTTCACGACACAATGGAGGCCGGAGCAAGCCCAGATGCGTTGGTGGGTAATCACGGGCTTCTGGAAATCAAGTGTCCGATGGCGCACACGATGGTCGGCTATTTACGCGCTGGCAATGTACTTCCATCAAAATATATCCCCCAAGTTCAAGGCCAGATGTGGATTACGGGCGAAGAAAAGGAATGGTGCGATTTTCTCTGCTACCACCCAGACATGAAATTGTTGCTCGTCAGGGTGGAGCGCGACCAAGAGTACATTGACAAGCTGGCAGAGCAGGTTGAGATGGCCTGTGCACTTATTGAAAAATCAGCACAAGAGTTTTTAGCGCAATAAACCAAAAGCAAATGAGGAAAGTAAAATGGCTGAATATGACAACAACAACCGTGGAGCAATTTGGACAAACCAAAAGAAGGCCACAGAAAAGCATCCTGATTTTACAGGAAGCCTAAACGTGGAAGGCAAGGAATACTGGGTGTCAGCATGGCGTGGAGATGAAATAAACCCAAAAGCACCCAAGCTGTCTTTTTCAGTAAATGCAAAAGAAGATGGGCCGAAAATCAAGACGGAGCCGCTTTTTGATGACAGCATGGAAGACGATATACCATTCTAATTGGAGAACAATATGCACCATTTTGGAGAAAGGCTGCGTCAGGAACTGGAAGCCAGGGGCATGAAGCACAGCCATTTGGCTAAAAAGCTGGATATGACCCCGCAGCGTTTTTACCAGGTCATTCACAGCAAAGACGTTAAGCTGCGCATAGCGATTCAAATTGCCGATGCCCTGGATATGTCTATTTATGATTTGGCGAGGAAATAAGATGAAAGTTGAAGTATGCCAAGCCCTCATGTATCGCTGTGTAGACGCAGAAGCGGTCAGGAAGCATAACTCGCACAAGGTAGGGGATATTGTTGATCTAAGCGTGCGTGAGGGTGTTTCAGAGGGTACTCAGTCCATGCTCAATACCTGGATGATGTGGATGGGAGAAACGGCTGAATTTATGAGGTGGCAGGGCGTTACAATGCCTTTGTATATTCGCAAAAATGGTGAAATGGTAGGAAAGAGAGAATTCAGGAAAGATGATGCACACGACCTATTCACAAGCCAGTATCTAGGCGTAGATGAAAATGGCAAGCGTAAGACATGGAGCAGAACCAAGAACAAAGATGAGTTTCAGGCAAGTATCGGTGACAGGCTGTTTGCACTTGATACGCACATGGCTTGGAGTATTGAAAAAGGCATTAAGTTAACCGTAAAAAAAGACAGTGAATACATGAAGTTGAAGAATGAATTATAGCCCGAAGGGCTGGCTATTTTAGAAAATGAGCGGAGGAATAACCATGAAAGGTAAATACACGGTCGAAAACTTTAAAAAATATCATGAAGAAAACCCAGACATTTATAAAATGTTCTGCCATTACGCTCTGAAGGTAGCGCAGAAGCGAAAATATTATTCCGCTAAAGCAATATTCCACCGGGTACGTTGGGAGACTGAATTTGGCGATAGCAACCCGCAAGCAGAGTTCAAGGTTTCGGATGGCTGGATATCTCACTACGCAAGAAAGTTCATGTCGGACCACAAAGAGCATCATAATGGCTTTTTCAAAACTAAAAGCAGAAAAGAATCTTATTTCAATGAGTCTGAGGTTGAGACACAGATAAGCTGGCTTAAGCGCCAGTGGGAGAAGTAATGTGCAGTCTCACCCTGAATTATTGGAAGCGGTTCGCATCGCCAAAGACCAGCTTGCCATCGGCCTGGAAGGCATGAGCAGGGGCGAATTGCAGCAACAATACAGTTCACTAATTAATTTACAGGTTGAATACTATAGGCATTTTATTTTGCCTTATTTTGATGCCATCCAGGAGATAGATGAAAACGAGAAGATGCTCTCTGTGCCGGCAGAAGATTCCTGAAGTCGATGCACTTATATCCAGCCTTCGGGCTTTTTGCTCCGTTGACCATCTCCTGGAATACTCAAAAACAGAGAGAGCAAAGCAGCAAATCAAGAAAGCAGTCAGAAAAGAGACCAAACAGAGAAAGGAGAAGCTAAAGACACGCTCAGATTGGCAGAAACAGGCTCAGAAGGCTTTTAATCAATATATAAGGGAAAGGGACAGGGAAAAGCCTTGCGTATCGTGCGGGGCGTTACAGGGCGTTGTGGTGCGTGGGGGTGCTTTTGATGCAGGTCACTATCGTTCCAGGGGTTCTGCTCCGCATCTGGCTTATCACTCCCACAACTGCCATTCCCAGTGTGTGAAATGCAACCGCTTTCTCGGTGGTAACATTGTGGAATACAGAAAAGAACTTTTACTTAGAATTGGCATTGAAAAACTTGAAATGCTAGAGCAGGATAACCGCCCAAGACATTATACGGTTGAAGATTTCAAACGGATCATCAAGATATGCAAAAAGCGGAAAAGACAGTGTCAGAAATGAAAACAAAGCCATGCGTTTGTGGGAACAAGATGCGTGAGGTCATTAACGCGGAAAAAGGTACACGGGTCGGCTGGTGGTGTCCAAAATGCGGCGAATTCGACAAGGCTATCGGCAGGGAAAAGAAAACCTAAAAGACTTCATTCGTAGGTAGCTTTTCGTAACTTTTTCCCGTTGGCTTTTCTCAAAGCGATAGCCACAGCCTGCTTACGTGTTCGGCCAGCCGCCATCTCTGTCCTTATGTTTTGACTAATTATATTTTTGCTATTACCTTTTCTCAGCGGCATTTGGTTTTCCTCATTGATAGTTTCCGGTCTTAATCATTAGCGCCACTTCGATTGCTCGATTGCCGGTTTGTTTAGACCATTTACTGTTAATGAATTCTGCGGCGGCAGTGTTGTAATCGTGGTTTCCCATGGCTGCCAGGGCCAGCTTAAACAGCTTGAGCCTAGAGATTCCGAGATTGAAACAAATATCAATCATGGCATCCCTTCTCGCGCCAACTAACTCTGGAAACCATGGGAAGCCTTCAAGTTCTTTAACGCACCTGGTAATATCATTTTCCAGTAAATAAATAATTTCATCCTCAGATAGCCCCAAACCGCCAGCGGGGTCTATATTTCTTCCGCACCCGATGGTCAATCTGTTTGCTGTGCAAGAATAAGCGTGCGTCTCACAGCCTTCATGCCTGCGAAGCATTTCTGTAAGATTACTCATGTCTTTCTTTCTACTTTCTTAACTTTCTCTACGGTTCTCATCGCGCCCAAGCCCAGCATTCCGAGCAGGACTGGCAAAAGTGTCTCCATATCTATCATCGGGATTGCTACGCTTGATCCAGCCAATTCTAATGCCATATTGCTGAATGGGATGATAATAAAATTAAACGCCATCCCCAATGCACAAATCCAACCTACGGCTGGCCTCCAACCTGAGACAAACAGGCTTGGGTGTTCTGCTTCAGCTTTATTGATCTCTAGCTGCGCCTGAACCGTCTCATGCGCTTGTCGCTCTGCCATAGTAGCAATTTCATGCGCCAGCTTTTCTTTCAGGTCTTTGTCAGGAATTGCTTTGTCCAGCAACGC